CAAGACCCGATGGTAGAACTTAGTCATGTTACTCTTGTGGATTGTATAAGGATTGTGAAAGCCCAAAGATGGCTCCATATGGTAATTTTAAAAAGAAAATACTTAATATTGGAGAAGCTCCAGAAAAAGTAGAAGATGAGCTTGGAAAACCATGGCAAGGGAGAGCTGGAAAGTTGTTACAAAAAACTTATAAAAAATTAGGGATTGATTTGTTTGATGATTGCTTAAATATAAATGCAGTAAATTGTATACCTTCCGAAGATGGAGAAAACCGGACCCCTGTAAATTACGAAATTGAATGCTGTAGAAAATTTGTTCTTCAAACTATCATTAAATATAAACCAAAAGTAATAATCTTACTTGGTAATTCTGCCATATATTCAATTATTGGACATCGTTGGAAAAAAGATTTTGGTGGAATTAATAAATGGAGAGGATGGACAATCCCAGATCAAGATTTTAAAGCATGGATTTGTCCTACATTTCATCCATCTTATATTGAAAGAGGAGATTCAGATGATATAGCAAAAGTAATTTGGGAACAAGATTTAACAAGAGCAATACATAAAATAAAAGAACCTTTTTATGTATATAAAGAACCAGATATTGAAATAGTAAAAGACTTACGAGTTTTAGATAATATCAAAGAAGGAACTCCAATTGTCCCAGATTTTGAAACTACTGGTAAAAAACTACATGCACAAGGTCATAAAATAGTTTGCGCGAGTATTGCAGATTCTCCAGATCATGCATATTCATTTATGATACCTAAAAGTAGAAAAGAAAGAGAACCATTGTATAACTTATTAACAAATCCAAATATTCCAAAATATGGTCAAAATATAAAGTATGAATACGAATGTAGTATGGTTTATTTCAGAAAGGAAATTGTCGGTTGGGAATGGGATACTATGTTAGCAAGTCATATTCTTGATAATAGACCGGGAATAACCGGTTTAAAATTTCAAACATATGTCCGATTTGGAATAGTTGATTATTCAAGTGATATTGATCCTTATTTAAAATCTACAAGTCAAAAAAATGCAAACGGAATTAATAAAATACTTGATCTGATTTCCATACCTGGAGGAGAGGAAAAGTTGTTAAAATATTGTGGTTATGATACAATATATGCATACAGATTAGCTCAATTCCAACAAGAAATAATAAAATCTAATATTTTACCATTTTAATATGTATCTAAATCCAAAAACATTACAAGCCTATAATCTTCTGCATGAAGGAACTCTTGCTCTTGCCCGAGCAGAGTTAGCAGGATTTCGTGTTGATCTTGAATATATTGAGAGAAAGAAAATTCTTATTAATAAGAAAATACAAAGGGCAGAAGATAAGTTTAAAGAAACTGACTTTTATAAACATTGGCAACATTCCACAAAAGGAAGAGTGAATATAAATTCAGGAGCCCAATTGAAATATTTTCTTTATAATATAAAAAAGTATGAACCAATTAAAACAACAGCTTCTGGAGAGGGATCTACTGATGAAGAGTCTCTAAAACAATTAAATATACCAGAATTAAATTTATTACTTGAAAGAACAAGATATAAAAAACCCTGGGATGTTTTATCTGGATTTGAAGTAGAACAAGTTGATGGATACGTTCATCCTTTCTTTAACTTGCATTTAGTACGTACTTTTCGTAGTTCAAGTGATTCTCCAAATTTTCAAAATATTCCCAAAAGGGATGAAGAAATAATGCAATTATGTAGAGGTGCTTTGTACCCTCGTCCTGGACATCAATTATTAGAAGTAGACTTCTCAGGGTTGGAAGTGCGTATTGCCGCATGTTATCATAAAGATCCTACAATGCTAAAATATCTTAAAACTGGATATGATATGCATAGTGATATGGCAAAACAAATCTTCATGATTGATAAAATTGATAAATCAAATCCAGCACATAATATTTTACGACAAGCTACAAAAAATGGATTTGTATTTCCAGAATTTTATGGTGATTATTATAAGAATTGTGCAGTTAGTATGGCACAAGGGTGGGGGAAATTACCTGCAGGGAAATGGACTACTCATCAAGGGATCGAATTAGATACAAGTGCTTTTACTCTTTCTGATCACCTCATTGCAAAAGGAATTAATTCATTTAAAGCATTTGAAAGACATGTACGAGATATAGAAGATGACTTTTGGAGAAGAAGATTTCCTGATTACGCTGCCTGGAAAGATCGTTGGTGGAAAATTTACAAAAAATATGGATACATTGATCTTCTGACTGGTTTTCGTTGTAGTGGAATAATGGGGAAAAATGACTGTATTAATTATCCTGTACAAGGAGCAGCCTTTCATTGTTTACTATATACTCTAATAGAACTCAATAAAATAATGATAAAAGAAAAGTGGGATAGTAGAATAATAGGACAGATTCATGATTCAATCAATATTGATGTTTTACCAGATGAACTCCCTCATGTAATTGAAACAATAAAAAGAATTGCTACAGAGCAATTACCAAATGCTTGGGATTGGATAATTGTCCCACTTGATATTGACATGGAAATTTGTGGGGTAGACAAGTCCTGGGCAGAAAAATTAAAATTAAATTAGAAAAAGTATTATAATATAATTATAATTTAAAATGAGCTTATACCTTAAATACAGACCAAAAGATTTGAGTCAGATCAAAGGAAATAAATCTTTAGTTGACTCACTTAATAATATGTTATCTAATAAAGAGACGTGCCCTCACACCTTTTTATTACATGGTCCAACTGGCTGTGGAAAAACTACAATAGCAAGAATAATTGCAAATGAGTTAGGATGTCATGAAAGAGATTTTATTGAAATAAATACTGCTGATCTCCGTGGAATTGATACCAGTCGTGAAATTATTAACAGAAGTCAATTTGCACCAATCCAAGGTTCCATAATGGTTTGGTTAATTGACGAATGTCATAAATTAACAAATGATGCTCAAAATGCTTTATTAAAACTTCTTGAAGATACTCCAAAACATATTTATATTATTTTATGTACTACGGATCCTCAAAAGTTGTTATCTACAATAAAAGGGAGATGTATTCAATTTCAAGTATCCCCATTAAATGATATAGAAATGTTTCAATTATTACGAAGAATTGTTAGAGATGAAAAAGAAGAATTAAACAAACAAATCTTTGATCAAATTATTGAAACAAGTCAAGGTCTTCCAAGAAATGCTATTCAAATACTTGAACAAGTATTAAATACTTCAGAAGAGGAAAGATTAACAACGGCTAAAAAAAATATTGATAATCAAACAGAAATTATTGAACTTTGCAGAGCTTTACTAAAAAATTCAAATTGGAATCAAGTTAAGGAAATTCTTGCAAGATTGAAAGGACAGGAAGCGGAATCAATTCGTAGAGTTGTCCTTGGTTATTGTCAGGCAATCTTGTTAAAATCAGAAAACGATAAGGCAGCCATGATAATAGAAGAATTTTGGGAACCTACATATGATATAGGATTCCCCGGGATTGTATATGCTTGTTATTCTATAATAAACAAATAAATAAGAAAATGACTACTCAAGATTTAAGGATTCAATTTCACAGAGAAACAGGACATTATGCTCCTATTGATGATTATGATTACCATACCAACACTTCTATAAGTGAAAAAGACTATATTAAATGGCTTGAAGAAAAACTTGTTGATGATGAAAATTACATAAATTCAATGGACAAATCAATTAATCAATTTTTAAACATGAGAAGATAATGAATTACGAAGCAGACATTAGAATTGATGAAACTGCTCTTGATTTTGAGTGGATTGATCAACCTGTAAAAATGATGCAGTATGGATCACATGCTGCAGCAATGAAAAATGCACTTGATAAAGCAAAAGAAGCACTTGACTTTACAAAAGCAGAACTTGACAATGAGATTCGCAGTGACCCTGAAAAATTTGGATTGGAAAAAGTAACTGACAAAGCTATTGAAGCTACTATTCTACTTCAGGAAAGGTATAAAAAGGTAAGTGAATCTTATCTCAATGCAAAATTCGAGAGTGACGTTGCCTTTGCGGCTGTAAAAGCATTCGAACAACGAAAGGATGCTCTTGAAAATCTTGTACGGTTACATGGACAACAGTATTTTGCTGGACCAAAAGTACCACGTAACCTTCCACAAGAAGTGGAAAAAAGAAGAGGTAAAGTAAATAAAGGAATAGCAGGATCATTACAAAGAAATAAACATTAACCAGTAAATTTATTAATATGAGAGAAAAACGGAAAAGTAATTTCGGAGATAAAATAGGTCGAAATTTACAGCACAGAAAA